AGTTGCGGTACAGTCCAATCACCTCAGTGTTCTGATCGTCAATCATCAAAATGTACGGGGCCATCTCACCCTTCGTGTACTTGTCGTCGTCAAGCTCCAAGTAGGTGTAGACGTGATAAACCCGACGAATCCCATCCTCGTTATTGCCAGACTTCTTCCCTTCAATCTTGTCGGTGGCCTTCTGCGGCCCCGTCTGCTCCGGCTCGATGCTGGTTTTGACAAAATCTACGTCCCGGTACAGCCCAGAACGCACGCGATTACGGAATTCATGGTCCGATAGGTCGTGAACTTCCGTAACTCGTTGAGCGGTATAGAAATTTCCCGCCGCAAACGGGATCAGTACGTTGTCAATTGGCAAGAACTCAACGCAGGGGCGCTTTTTCTTCTCGTCATACCAGAGCTTGATGTACTGGCTGCCGCCTAAGGGCAACTGAGTGAGCATCTGCTCCTCTTCGTCGCGGAACTCTTCGATCTGTTCCGTTAACTGCCAGTTCATGAACTCAACTTTGCGCTCGGCCTGCTTGACCTTTTCGTCGTCAACGTCGCCCAAAATCTTGGTTTTGGTCGGGCCGTCAGGGGGAAACATCTCCTTGATGGCACGCGCAGCAAAATCCACGCAGGCCTCGGCCATTGCGGGGTGAACAACCTTGCTGGCACCGTTGAAGTTAGCCCCGCCGGGTGCGTCGTTACCTAAGCCAGTCCTGCGAATGCCCTCTTCATACTGCTTGTCGCGCTCCTTCCGGGCTTCCTTGTCTTTTTCCGCAAAGTCGATGTACCGCAACGCGATGCCGTCAAGTTCAAAGAAGTCAAAGTCCGCACTGTCCGCGAGGTTCTGGTAGAAGTCCTCGTTGTCTAGCGGACCCTCAATCTCCATGTGAACGATCGCAGACCCGTCAGGCAGTTCCTCAATGTTGGAACTATCAAGGTTCAGTTCAGGTTGGGGCTCCTCAGCGCCTGCGTCCTGCGGTTCGCCGTCAACAAACCTGTTGTATTCGGGATCGATCGGGAACTCGGTGGCCATTTGTGTAAGTCCGTGTTACAGTAAAGTCTTTAATGGAGAAGGAAAGTGAACAAATACGATCAAGCCATCGATTTTTTGCGCAAACAAGACGACAAATCTGGGTCCATGTTTGAAGAGTGTGCGTGCGTCATCGAGGAACTTCTGTTTCGCGTCCATCAACTAGAGACTAAACCGGGTGAAGAAGATAGGTTGGCGGTTGAACGGGAAATGAAACGCGGGTTGCCACCGTGGCAGGCGCATCTCAAGGCTCTTGGCCGGCCATTGAACTAGCAGAATAACCCAGAGCCGCCAATGCAGCCGCTGGAGCCATCCCTTCGCGAATCAATCGAACTGCTTTGGGCCAATCTGCTTCAGAGAAGAACCGCCGGGTTTCTTGGATATCGCCTCGTGCTCCTTCCATTGCAGCATCACGTTTCATTTTTTCTGTAATTGCCCTACGAACACTGGGCGACTCGCCAAGATTGAATGACACTTGCTGCGGAAGTCTAGCGGCGTTTTCCAAGAAACCCATTGTTGCTTCGCCGGAATATGGCGCGGTCGCTACAACCCCATCATCTGTCATGCGGCCGATTCCCGGCACATAACTTGTACTGGCTACGCCGCGCTGCATCCTTGATGGATAGGCTTGCTGCAACGCGCCTTCTTTCTCTTTAAGCAATTCCTTGAGGACACTTGATTCAGTTGACGGGTCATAGGGAAAAATTAACGCCCCGCGGTTGGTTGCTGTTGCCCCAAAACCGCCACCGCCAATAATCCTGTTGATCTCAGCAATTTCTTCAGGCGTTGGTTGCACGCCAGCAGCAGGGTCGGAAAGCCGATCAGGGTTGCGATACCGGGTGTCAAGCACCAATGCGTTCTTGCCTTTGAGCGAGGCGCTTGTGTTTGGCAAGTTGAGCGCCCCGGCCTCCTGCGCGTCATTGATAGCGCGAAACCGTTCTGCTAGCTCCACTACGTCACGAGTTTCAGGGCTGATCCTGCCCCCGCCCCCGCCGGTGGGAAAGTCCAACAGCGGACGTGCAATCGTCATAGGGTTGCCTTCCGCTACCCCTTGGCTGTTAACGTAGTACCCCGAAGATTGCGTGGATGGCAACTGCCGATACCCAAGCGCCGAATAAAGTGCATCAATCGGTGCCTTGTTTGCGTCCTCCGGTGGGGCCACGTCAAACCGTCCAGTTTGGCTGTAACGCAACTTCTCTTCAGGCGTTGCATTCAACATTGACGGAACGTGCCCTGTACTTGCACCCGGAATAGCTTCGTGCGTTGCCGACCCGGCGTGCTGAAAGAAGTAGTCTTGGGTGGTGTTGTTGGCGTCAATCAGCGCCTGCTTCATGTTCGTCAGCGGGTCGCCAACGTACTGCCCAGAGCCCTTGTTACCGCGGTAGTAAAAGTCCTGAGCCTTGTCCATTACCCACGGTACTTCTTGAATCTGCGGACCACCCCAATTGGTTTTGCCGCCAAGCCCAGCCTTGTTTGCCCTATCAACTTGTAGCGCCGTCTCTGCGTCCATAAACGGATGCATTGTTTCTGTTACCCCGGCCCTCCACGGCGCTCCAGTTGGATCCGTAAAGCCCATTCCTTGAGCGCGGCGGAAATCGTTAACGCCAAACAACCCGGTGTTCGGAACCCGCGGATCATTCTTCAGTTTGTACTCGCCAACCTTGAACCCTTGCTCAACCGGCTTGTCGCCAGTGACCAACCCTTGTACAAACGGGGTCTCGTCAAGTGCCTGCGCAAATATGGTTGGATCGCGCTCGTAATCGGACAGTTTGTTCATCTGCCGGCCACGGTACGCAAGCGTCGGGTTCTGGCGATCGAACAGGCGCGAGTTCAAGTCTTTAAGCGAAAACCCAAGTTCGGCCACCGGCGCTACCCCGGCGCTGAATTCCGAATGACGTAAGAGCGAACCCGGCAACTGGTACGGTTCGTTGCTCTGTTGAATACCCGCCTTGGCCCGGTCGTACCACGTTCCAAACCGCTCCGGATCCGCAAATTGAACTGCTTGCGCGGCGTCGGACAAATCAGAGTCCATTCCAGTCCGCATACCACCTAGCCCTTGTGGGCTGGTTACCGTCCTTGGTCCGCCAATGTATCCACCCTGCGGGTCACGTTTAAGGTGCTTACCTTCCCTGAAAAATTTGAGTGCCGCTTCTTCGCCAACCTGCTCCACCATGTTGCGAAACACGTCAGGCGGTACGGCAGCACGGTTTGCAGAGGCTTTCGTTGGCTTGCTTTCCGTCGCTGGCTTTGCACCTACCTTCTCTGCATCCGCCACTTTCTTGGCTAGGAGGTCCTCGCGCTCTTGCTTAGACCCAAAGTTAGACATCAGTTGCATCTCAGCATCAGAGTGCTTGCTAGGATCTACTTTGGCCTGCGCTAAACGTAACGCACGGCTCTCGAGCTTGTCTTTAGATAGCTTTGGGTCAATCTGCGCTAGACGCGACTGTATGGCGTCTTTTGCCCTCATAATAGCCATCTGCTCTGCATCATTTACAGCCTTGGCCGCCGCCTGCGCGGCTTCTTTTGATGGTTGCACGGCTTTTGCGGCTTTTGCAGGCTTCTCGCCTTCTTTGAGCGCGTTTAGGAACGTGTCAATTAACTCAATGCCTTTCTTGACCTGACCGCCACTTGCCATTATCACTGCTCCTCCGGCCTTCTCTCGGCGAATAATATTGCTTGCTCCCTCCTCACCGGGAAACAACACAAAGTTGCGTGTTCCTTCAGTAAATTCTGGATCCATTGCTTGTCTGGCTTTCGAGTTTTGATCAAGATACTTGACGCCGGGAACGCCAAGCGAACGCATATGCTCCGCAAATTCTTTTGGATTCATCCCGGTTCTAGCTATGTATCCACCAGTAGGATCTGGATCACCCGTTAGATCGTATGCCATGTCTCTAAAAGCATAATCGCTTTTTGACAAAGCATCTTTGACGTGTTGGCTTTGCTGGCTTAACGGCTTGTCCCAGTCGAGCATCCGGGCAACCGCCTCGTCAGACAAATCATGAGTATACAGATACCCCGGCATTTTTGTTTTTGGGATTACATCAGTCTTAAACCAATCAATCACTGATGGCGCATAACCCATATCTTCCGCATAACTCAATATGTCGCTTGGCGAACGGTTAAAACCAAGCATTTCAATTAATGCGGCTTTATCGTATTGTTGTCGCGCTTCTTCAAGTGGCAATTGATCTGCGTTGCCATAAACTTTCATATAGTATTCGTCAACCGGGATGCCGTTAACCGTAACATCCTGACCGTGTTGGCTTGAAATGGAGTTGCGATATTCTTGTCCTACGTTTTTGTTCTGAGCAAGGTAATGGCCCATGCCGTAAGCCTGAGCACCCTCTCCCGATCCAATTTTGGTTGGATCAAGTTCACCTAGCGGATTGTTTGGGGTGGCCGCGTACAGGTGCGGACTACCTTGATACGCCATAATTTGACGAGGCGAAGCCCCAGTGGCTTGCATAGCACGCTCAACCGCCCGTCTCGCGGGTTCGCTCTTCGCTAGATCAATAGCGCTTCGGGCAACGTAGGGGGCCGCAGCCTTGACCGCCCTTGCTACCGGCTTGACCGCGGCAAGCGCCGTAGGAGCAAAAGGATTGTTCTCCCCTAGGAACTCACCTACGTTAGCTACCTGCAAACTCCTACCGGCCCCGGCAGGCACAACAGGAGGCAGAATAGCCTTCATCTCTTCTATCGTTGGCAGAGTGGTTGCCTTCCCCTCCCGCGTTGGAACTAACTGACGCACAGCGTTAGCAATCGCACCCTTCCCATACTGGCGATACAACTCTTCCATGTCGCCAGCAAAGCCAGTAGCAGCAGTAGTTGTCCCCCTCAGCGCTCCAGCAAGCATATCCGCCAACGCCATGGCAGGATCCTTGAAGCTCTTCAGGTCCTCCTCGAGCGTTGTCTTCTTGGGCATTGCCCCGCCTCGTGCCATCTCTATTTCTCCGCCTTCGGCCTTGCTCAACTTCTTGCCGGGCACGTCAGAACCACGAGGGGCAACAAACAGCTTCTCGTACACGTCATGCTCCGGGCCCTTGCCGATCTGCATACGGCCAACCACTTCACCCATCCCAAACACGTCGCCACGGCTCTTTGGCCGCAGGTGAGGGTTAGACCCTGTCTGCACCTGAAACAACTGCGTAGGGCTCGCGTATTCGGTTCCAAGGCCATAGTAGTGCGGCCCTTGCTCTACCGTCGCAATGAACGGGATCTCGTTGAGCAGCGTATCTCCGCCGGTCGGCTTAAACTTTGATCGCCGAATTAGATTGGACAACGTCTGATTGCCAAGCCTCTTCTCAAGCTCCGCAAACTCTTCCATTCCAGACTCGCGCCCGGACATCATTGGCCTACCTGTCCGCGGGTCAATCAAAACCCCAACCTCACTCATCATCCGACCCGTTAGGTCTTGGCCAGTCCGCGGGTCAAGATATGCCCCATGCAGAAAATCATCCCGCGTCTTCCCGCTAGCCGTTAGCGCACGCTCAACCATTGGCTGGACATTGGGAAACTCTTCAGGCTTTGCAAACCAACGATTAGGGGCAGGGACAATCGGCGTCTTGCCAGCGCTCTTAATTGATTCCAAGAACTCATCGAGCAGAGCATTGCTCTCTTTCAGGGCCTTGCCAACAACTTTGCCTGCGCCCATAACGGCTCCTTGCGTAGATCCGCCATCATATCGCGCCTAGCCTGTCAAGTCATCTGATCTTTGTAGCACCCGCCGTAGATCCTCGCGTACTTGAAGAAGTAACTATCCTCAATCAACGCCACCGCCTCCGGCGCAAACGCTAACGTCATAAAGTCCGCAATCACACGCAAGTTGACCTCGTGCCGCGTTCTTCCCTTCACCCCAACCTTGTGCGCACCCCTGTCGTCATCCGTCAAAATGTCCGTCAGAACTACAGCGTTCGGATGCCTCTCTAACCACCGGTCAACTAACCGCCGATCGTCAGACAGCACCGCGGCATCACCGTGCTCCTCAAGCAGCATCTCGAACCGATCCGGCTCATGATCCTTGTCCGTACCCCTTAGATGCACCACCTTCTGCGGTTGAACCTTGAGCATCTTCTCTAAGTCAAGCGATCGCTTCATCTTCAGGCGCTTCGCTAGGCTCCCGAAGTTCCACTCCCGATACCACATATTTGGATGCACCCAGACCGCTACATCACCGTCCGCCTGCTTTAGGTCAAACTCAACTAGATCCTGAACCCGGTACGCCCAGTTGCCGTTAGGCTTGGCCAGCGCACCAGTCCAGAACTCCGGGTAGCACTTTCCTTCCGGCAACACATCATCAAACCCGTCAACGCTAAAGTACCGGTAGAACCCCTCTACCCAGCAGTCATCCGTCCAATCAACGTATAGCCGCCGGTTGTACTTGACCGCAATGTCAAGACAGTACGACAGGCTCGTCAACCTATCCGCAAACCCCTCGTACCCTTTGTGGACTACCCACTTAGCCATGCCGTCCGCCGGTGTAGTCGTGATTGATCACAACCTCATCCGCGGGTATCGATGACCAATGATGCGTGTGCTTGTCCATCCGGTTGTACGTTTTTGGCAGCCACAACGGGTTCACGTCAGCGCCCTCGTTGTACACCCGGTCCAACTCCGGATCGTCCTCGCCCTCCGAGGTCTTCATCACCTCACTCCAGCGACTCAGCAGGTTGTACGCGCCCTCGGTCCAGCCAAACTTGATAACGCCGCCAGAGCACAGCATCCTGTCCCGTTCCACCCGGCCATCTAAATGATGGTTCGTGTCAGCCGCCCAGTTGTACACCGCAAAGTCATGCGGACCAAACAACAACTCCGGGAACTGCCACACCTCCGTATCCGCATCCATCCACACAACCGGCCGTGCGTGCAACTGGAACATCTCTAGAATAAATTGCGACTTATACGCCACCGCCTCCTGCCAACTTGGGAATTGCGGCAACTCCATCACGTCACAATTCAACTCAAACTTGTCAAGCGACGCCTTCAACTTCTCTGCTAACTCGGGATACTTGCCGTTCGGCGTGAAGAACGACACAAAAACCGGACTATCAATCATCTTCCCCTCTCTTTGGTCATAGGTCGCCCAAGGTGACACGCCCGGCTTCTTACCACCCGGAGGGCCATCTTGCCCGGAGGGATTCTCTTTGGATCCCCTCCCAGCACTCGCTGGACGCCAGATTCACTCGATGGTGTCCCAAGTCACATTAGGGAACCTCCGTCTTGTGCGGTCGCTCTGGAACGCCGCGAGGCCACAACGGGTGTACGCGAGCCTATGTTCTCTCCTCGGCCACCCATTTAGGTGCTCTGCTAACGCGAAGGGTACGGCAAAACGTAGAACGCAAAAAAGCCGTTAAGTCTGACCCCGGTGGAACCACACAAAGGATTGTGTCCTTTGGGCACCCCAGACGGGGTCGGGATCAGGCTTAACGGCTCTCATTGCAAGGGGTTCCACGCCTTACCCAGAAACCTTAGTCCATCTAGGTGCATCTTGTCAACACCTTTGTGTCTTCATGTTGCGCTAGACAATCTTTCTACCCTCTGATATCAAGCGGTCTGCACTACAACTGGGCACGCTATGGTTATCACCGACGATGAGTTCATCCAACTCTGGGAGCGGCACCGTAGCCCCCAGAAAGTCGCAGACGAGGCCGGTATGTCAGTGCGCAGCGTCCACAAAAGACGCCGCATCGTGGAGGACAAACACAAGATCGTCCTTAAATCAGAAGTGGCCAAATACCCACACCTTGAACCCAAACACCACCTCACAAAGATGCGCCATGTCGGTGGTATGACCGACGGCATCATCCTCGTATTCTCCGACGCACACTTCTGGCCCGGTATCCGCACAACCGCCTTCAAGGGCCTCCTATGGGCGATAAAGTCCCTTAAACCGCATATGGTCATCGCCAACGGTGACATATTCGACGGGGCCGCGATCAGCCGACACCCCAGATCGGGCTGGAGTCAGAGGCCAAACGTGAAGCAGGAACTAGAAGCCTGCAAGGAAGCCATGACGGAGATTGAGAAGGCCTGCCACAAGGCTCGCCATCACACGCAACTCGTCTGGCCACTAGGTAACCATGACGCTAGGTTTGAGTCGCGCCTAAGCTCGTTCGTGCCCGAATTTGAGGGGGTTCAGGGCCTCACTCTCAAAGACCACTTCCCTAAGTGGACTCCCTGCTGGACGTGCTGGCCAACTCCCAATTTGGTAGTCAAGCACCGTTACAAGAACGGCGTCCACGCTGCCCACAACAACACCGTTGGGAGCGGCAAATCGATTTGCACTGGGCACCTGCACAGCCTCAAAGTCACCCCGTTTGATGACTATAATGGCACGAGATTCGGTATAGATACCGGAACATTGGCGGACACTGACGGCCCCCAGTTCAGCGACTACATGGAAGACAACCCAGCCAACTGGCGCTCTGGGTTCGCGGTACTAACGATCCGAGATAGCCAACTGCTGTGGCCTGAGATCGCCCGGAAGCACTCCGAAGGGATGCTGGACTTCCGGGGCAACCTGATCGATGTCAGCGAACTTTAGGCGTCGGTCTGCTCGTCAAACTCCTCGCCCTCTTCACCTTCTTCCTCTGCGTCGTCAGCATCCTCGGCATCTTCGGACTCGTCAACGCCAAAACGATCAGCCCAAAGCGCGAGAAACGTGTCCTCGTCCTCGTCTCCATTCAGGAGGTAGTCAATCCGCTTAACCATGTCGCCTGCGCAACGCAGCAACGCCACAGTCAACTTAAAGTTCTCAATCGTCTGCTCCGAATAGTCCGAGACATTGTGCTCGGCCTCAAACTCAATGCGCTCGGCCACCGTGGCCAGTGACTTGTCGTCACCATCAAAGAATCCACCCACCATGATCACCTCCTTCGAGTAGGGCACATCGCCCAGAGGCATTTTACCGCCCTAACCTTCAATCCTTATGACAGCTTTATTGCGCATACGGATTGACTACCCGGCGCGATCGCCCGGTGTCGGCGTAATCATCCTCGTCCCAATCATCCTCCGGAGGGGGGTCGATCTCCAGCCAGCCGCTGTCCCGTAGGAACCGCAGGGCCTGCGTGCAGGCGTCAACGAAGTCATCATGGGTGGACTCAGGGAACGAGCAGATCTGGCTAACGAACCCCTCGGCCCAGTCCCGCACATATCCCTTCCTGTTGCTGCTCTCAGGGATCCACACCCGGCCTCGGGCGATGATGTTGGACACGATGTTCAGGCGCTGCATCTTGTCAGCCCTGCCGGGGTTGTACGCCCGGATCGGCAGGTGCGCCCTCTGCAGGTCCTGAATCAACGAGATCCCCGCGGACTTATCCTCGATCAGGAGCAGATCCACCCGCTTCTTCTCCTTGCCTTCCCCGTAAACCGCGCCGTACTCCTCGATCACCTTCGGGCGCAGGTCGGGGTACTGCAGCCTCTCTTGCCAGCAGTCGATCACCATCACGGCCATCGGGCCATCGAGCGGCTTGAACACCCCGAACGTGATGCAGGCGGTCGGGTCGTTCTGTACCTTCTCTGAGGTCGCCACGTCATAGGACTGGATGATGTACTCAAACTTCGGGAACGGCTTGCCGTCAGGCCAGAGCTTGAACATATCCCGCTTGACGATGCCCGACTCCTCGGGGTCGATGATCTCGGCGTAAATCTCTTGCCTGCCTAACGTCGTACCCTCGTACTGCAGGATCTGCTTCCTGAAGTTCGCGGACAGGTTCGCTAGGTTGGTATACGTCGATGCCGTAGTAACGGCTACGTCGTCACCGTCCCGGCCGATCAGGTCGATGATCAGGTCCTTCGGCCGCGGGGTCGTTGTACACACAATGTATGTACGCGCCCCTAAGCGCACACCGAACTGAATCTGATCCCATGCTTCTTGCAGGTAATCCCAAGCCGCTAGCTCGTCGCACCACGCGCCGTGGAACTGAGGACCGCGGAAGCGCTCGGGCTCACTCGCGGGGATCCCTTTGATTAGCGACCCGTTAGTGAGCTTGATCTCATGAAGTGCTTTGTTGTAGTCCGACACCAAAGCCGAAGGAATGACCGACATCAAACCCGAGTCACCCTCAAAGCAAGTCGACCTAACGTCACTGCTCGTAGGGGCCGCTACAAGCCAGCGGGTGCCGGGCTGGGTCCATGCCCACCACGCTACCTGCTCCGCGGCTGTACGGGTCTTCCCCGCCCCCCTACCGGCCAGCAGGAGCCAGATGGACCACCAGTCACCCGGAGGCAGGATCTGGTGCTTGTGCGCCTTCTGCAGCCACCCCATGCGCCATGCCCAAGCAACCTGCTGCTCTGGCTTGAGCGTTAAGAATTTACGCTTGGTTTCCGGATCCTTGAGGATCTCGACAACGTCAGGAGGCAATTTACCCCCACTTTTGGGGGCATTTCCCACTTTCATCGGTACTGGCCGGCGAGCGATCGAGACAATTTCCCACTTTGACCCCCAAAAGAGGGGTGAAAATGGGAGGTCACTCTTCGATCTGCCGCGTCATCTCGGCGTTCTTGAGGATGCTATCGAACATCTCAGTCGCCTGAATGTTGATCTGCAGGGGATTGTCCTTATCCCCGGCCACCTGCACCCTGTTACCGTAACGGTTAGGACTCCAGCAGGCCAGCAGTTTCATCCGCTGCTCCGTGCGCAGTTTTAACCACTGCACATACCCAGCATCTATGCGGGTTCCGCCCTTGGCGTCCTCAATATAACGGGGCTCTGCGTCAATCATTGCCAACGTATCCTGCGCGATCGCCTCCACTCCATTTTCCCGCGCTTGCGCGACCTGTAGGGCAAAGCCTTCGTCCCGCGCCATCCAATCATAAACAGTATCCCAACCGGGCATCCGCGGATCTCTGCAGATAGCACGCAATGGTTCACCGCTGGATAAACGGTCACAGATCTCTTTGACTGCTTCTGGAGTGCGCGTAGACGGCCGGCCGATCTTCTTTGGCGCTAACGCCTCGATCTGCTGTTGTTGGCGGTTCTCTGCTATTGCGGTCTCGATGTCTTGGATACCGATAGCGTTGATGTATGCCTTTGTTGCGGCCTCTTTGGCCTTCTGCGCGGCCTCTGGCGCTAACGCAGGGGTCAGTGCCTTCTTGGGCCTCTTCGCGGCTCCTGCGGCCTTTTGCGGCCTGTCCGCCCACTTAGTTGTTTTCGCGTCCGACATATTCCAGTCTCATTGCGTTGGAGTGTTGATTTTACAGGACATTCTAGATTGATGCTA